GTCAACATGTTTCAGCTTCCATGATTACTAACGATAAAATTTACATAGTTGCAAATTTTATGGGATTAAATAAAGCGTGTAAAGAGAGGCTTTATAAAAATCAGTATGTAATTTATGAACATGATCATAAATACTTAATCACACGAAATCCTGCGTACTACAAAGATTTTAAAGCACCGAAAGAGTATTCTTTAGATAAATCAAAAGAACTTGGTTTTACTGAAGGTGACCCTGTATTAGATACATTTAAGGATTGGGCGAAAGAAAATAATATTTCACAAACTGCTTTTGACCAAATAGTATCTAAAATAGGAGAAATGGGTGTTGAACAACAAGAACAAGAAGCAATCCATATTAAAGAAGAAAAAGAAAAACTTGGTGAGAATGCAGACAACATTGTAAGCTCTAATATTAAATGGGGAAGGGGTTTAGTTTCTAAAGGTGTATTATCGGAACAAGATTATAGTGAACTTGAGATATGGGGTGGCACAGCCTCTGGTCAACGATTGTTAAATAAATTTAGAGGATTGATGGGTGAGAGAGAAATACCTACTGTCAATGTTTCTGATGGTGGTTTAGCTAAAGACGAAGTTCTATCTAGAGTCGCTGACCCTCGTTATAGAGATGATGTAGCATTTAGAAAACAAGTTGAGAGAGATTTAGAAGAATTAGAGAGAGCTGGAAAGCTATAAAATAAATTTGAATTTTTCTAAAAAAAGAGTTATAAATATAATATTAACTCACAACCCTATTCAGGGCGAGTTTGGCTGCTCAGAAATGAGTCGTTGCAAGAGCGGAATCTTGTAGCCAAGGCTGAATTTTTTCAATAACCGATAGGCGATTAGTTTTATATTAATTTTAAACAAGGAGTACAAATGAGTACAGGACTATCAACTGCATTTATTACTTTGTTTGAGGCTGAAGTAAAACAGGCTTATCAAGGTGATGCAGTATTAAGAGATAGTGTTAGGATGCGTACAAATGTTGAGGGTTCAACTGTAAAATTCCCTAAAATTGGTAAGGGTACTGCACAGATTAGAACACCACAGACAGATGTTGTTCCTTTAAACACTTCATTCTCAACAGTAACAGCCACTATGGAGAACTACATTGCGGCTGAATATTCGGACATTTTTGACCAAGCAAAGGTTAATTTTGACGAAAGACAGGAACTTGCACAAGTAGTGGGTAAAGCCATTGCTCGTAGAGAGGACCAAATAATAATTGATGTTATGGAAGCAGCTTCTCCAGGAACAACTATTGCTAACACAGTAGTAACTTCAGGTTCAGCGGCAGCTTCAGATTTGAACATTGGTAAAATCATCGCAGCTAAAAAAGCTATGGATGCTGCTAATGTTCCTCCAACAGACAGACACGCAGTTATTCATGCGAATAGTCTTGCTGGATTGCTTGGTGATGAAAGAGCAATCTCTGGAGATTTCCAAAACATCAAAGCTCTAGTTGCTGGTGAATTGAATACCATGATGGGTTTTCAGTTTCACATTGTTGGTGACAGAGATGAAGGCGGACTAGCTATTGATGGTTCAAGCGATAGAAATACTTTCTTCTATCATCGTTCAGCCATCGGTTGCGGTGTGGGTATCCCACCAAAAGTTGAGGTCAACTATGTGCCTGAGAAAACATCATTCCTAGTGAGTGCTATGTATTCTGCTGGTGCTGTTGCGATTGACACAGCTGGTCTTATTAAAGTAACTTGTAGAGAGTCGTAGGAGGTAAATTATGGCATTTTCAAGAGATGGCTGGAATCCAATCGGCGGCATGAGTAAAAGAGGTACTGCACCACAAATGTGGAGCTATACCACAACTGACAGCTTAGCCACGATGAATACAGCTGCTTACTTCAATTCAGTATCGGATGAAGTAAAAGTCGGTGATTTAATTTATGTTCATGACTCTAACACACCTACAGCTTCCCTAGTTGTTGTATTAAGCAATGCTAGTGGTGTAGTAGATGTTAGTGACGGAACAGCATTAAGTGTTGCTGACTCAGACTAAACTATAAACTGTGGGGAGGGTTTTTCCCTCCCTACTTTAAAGGATTTTTATGGCAGCAGGTGACACTCAAGTAAGTATAGCAAATCAAGCTCTATTGTTGCTTGGTGCTGATACAATATCAAATTTCACAAACGGAACAGCAGTAGGTAATGCGTGTTCTATAATTTTTCCAAAGGTTAAAGCTACAACTCTAGGTATGTATCCTTGGAGTTTTTCTTTAAAAAAGGCTGAGCTTTCTCGGTTATCCACCGCACCAACAGCACATTTTTTATATCAATATGCCCTCCCCCCTGATATGCTTAATAGTGTTCCGAGAGCGGTTTATGCAAGTGGTGACCGAGGCTCACCAAAAATAAATGGTGAATGGGAAGTACAAGGCGAAACATTATTAACGGACAGAGATAAAATTTTTGTTGATTATCAACAGGATGTTGTTGAAGGTAAACTACCGAGTTACTTTACACAATTACTAGTGTATATGTTAGCTTGGAACTTAGCCGAACCAATAACAGACCAAACAGAGAAAGGTGCATATTACAAACAAATTGCATTAGGTACAGCAGCTGACAACAACAGAGGAGGTTATTTTAGAACAGCTATTAACATTGATGGTGCTGGAGAAACACCACCTGTTATTGGTCAGTATCTGTTAACTGAGGTTAGAAACTAATGTCTAGGATTGTTCAGTATCAATCATCATTCACAATGGGTGAGTTTGACCCATTAGTAAAAGGTAGGGTTGATATTCAACAATATCAAAATGCACTTGAGAAAGCGACAAACATTGTATGTATTCCTCAAGGAGCTATAGAACGCAGACCAGGCACACAATTTTTATTAGATGTTTCAAGTCATTTAGGTTCAGGTATTACTGCTCAGCAAGGTATAAGATTAATACCTTTTGAATTTTCTACTACTGACTCATTTATGTTAGTGTTTGTCAAAGTATCATCAAGTTCAACCAATAATGCTAGGATGTTTGTTTTTAGTAATGGTCAACTTATTACAAATATAAATTCAAGCGGAAATAATTATTTAACAGTTTCCTTGGGTGATATATCTTTTGATAAATTAACATTTACACAATCCGCTGACACTTTAATTTTAATGAATGAGGATTTAGCACCTATCAAAATTGTAAGAGGTGCAAACAATCAAAC